GTTATAGTGGAGCCAGACTTAAGCGCAGGTATGCTTGAGCTGAAGAAGAAGAAACTAGAACAGTTACTGAAAAGGATTTAACTATGGCAAACAAAGATGAGATTATGAAAACCATTCTTTCGGTTGCAGGCAACCCTGAGTCTGGCGTAGTCAAGCAGAATGTAGCTGCATGGGCAGAAGCTATTGTTGCTCTTGATAACCCTGAGCCGCCAACCAAAACAGCTTTAAAAGCTGATGCAGAGCGCACAGGTTCTTCCTATCGGGCAACAAAGGAAACGCGTGTCGAGGACTCACTAGAGACTCGTTAGTAGCGTTTCGCCCACCTACAGTTTTGTCGTTCTTTCCTGTAGGTGGGTTTTTCCATGCCCTTTGCACATTGTCAAGTAAGCTATTAGTACGGAAGTGAGTTAACTCTGCCGTTTTAGATTCGGTTAGCGTTAGCGCAACTGAAAACGTAAGTACTATAACTAGGAGACCTAATGTCTGAATTTATCAAGGCACAAGAGGAACTTCGCGCAAACCTAACGCTGCAGATTCAGGAATCTCTTGACGCAGCCGAAGAGCGCGGTGGCCTCGACGCCGAAACCACATCCAAGATTAACCGCATCGAAGAGTCAATTCGCTCAGCAGATGAGGCAATCGGAATTGCATCACGCAACGAAACACGCAAGTCTGAAGCAGCAGTTGCTTCTAAGGGCTTCGTTCCTACTTCAGAGTCCCGCTCTGACGAAGACGTTCTACGCTCAATCGTAAACGGCGAGACCCGCTCACACAACTTTGAGAAGCGTGGACTTGTAAGCTCTGACAACACTGTTCCAAAGAGCTTCTACGACGAGGTATTCTCGATTGCTCGTCTAGCAGGCCCAATGCTAGATGTATCACAGGTAATCGCAACCACTTCAGGCGAGAACTTGACCATCCCAACTTTGACTGCTTACTCAACAGCACTTGTCAAGGGTGAGGGTGCAGCAATCGCAGAGTCCGACCCAACCTTTAGCTCGATTACTCTTGGAGCTTTCAAGTACAGCTTCCTAGTACCTGTGTCGAACGAACTACTAAACGACGCTGGCTTCAACCTAACCTCGCTAATCGCGGAGCAGGCTGGAAACGCTATCGGGTTCTCGGTCAACGCTGGTCTAACCAACGGTGCAGGAACCACTGAGCCAACTGGTGTAATGACCTCGGCTGGCGCAGGAAACACCGGAGCAGGCGGAGCAGCAGGAGTATTTACTGCTGACGAGCTAATCGCATTGCAGTACACCCTAGATGGCGCTGCAAGGCGCTTGCCGGGCGTTGCTTACATGGCAAACGGTCAGACCATCGGTGCCATGAGAACCCTCAAGGACAATGCTGGACAGTACCTATACCAAGTAAACGTAGGACAGCCAGACGCTTTTGCTGGTTACACCATCGTAGAGAACCCTGCTATTGCAGGACAGGCAGCCGACACCGCTTCAGTGGTATTCGGACACCTACCTTCCTACAAGGTACGTATGGCAGGCGGGCTACAGATTGCTCAGTCAACCGATTACGCATTCAACACCGACCAGACCGTATTCCGCGTGCTAATGCGCGTTGACGGTGGTTTGACCCACGCTGGTCACATCAAGAAGTTCACTGGTGGTGCTGCTTAAATAGCAGAGTAAATAAGCCGGAGGGCGCGGGTGGCAGGTTGCCCGCGTCCTCCTTTTTTTATTCTCTGGGGACAACTCCGGTAGAATAGAGCGACAAGGAGATTTTATGGCTATTAGTAACGGGTACTGCTCTCTAACAGATGTAAAAGGCGCGCTAAGGATTACTGACTCAGTTGACGACGTCCTTTTAGAGCTTGCAGTAGAAGGTGCAGCAAGGCAAATTGACGGATACTGCGAGAGAGTTTTTTACAGCTCAGTTGCAACCAGACTTTTTAGTGCTAGCGACGGATATATCTGCATCGTAGACGACATAAGCTCCCTTGACGAGATAAAGACATCCTCAGGCGCTGACAGGGTCTTTGACGTGACTTGGGATGACACCGATTATCAACTAGAGCCTCTCAACGGCATCTCAGGCGGAATTGTCAGTCCTGCAACCGCAATTAGAGCCATAGGCGACTATTTGTTCCCTACTTCTGGCGGAGAAGCCAACGTAAAGGTCACTGCGACATTCGGTTGGCCTGAAATACCTACTGCAATTAGACAGGCATCTATCTTGCTTGCTTCTAGGCAGTACAAGCGCTATGACTCGCCACTAGGCGTTGCTGGCTTCGGTGACATGGGAGTTATTCGCGTTTCAAGCATTGACCCGGACATCGCTAAGCTACTAGAGCCATTTATGAGGGTGAGAACCTTTTGAGTGACATAAGTGCAATTAGAGAGGCAATGGCTAACAACCTAGCTACCGTTCCCGGCCTAAGAACTTCTGCAGAGATGCCAGATAACCCAAACCCTCCGATTGCAACTATGTCTTTAGACACTGTTGACTACAACCTAGCCATGAACCAAGGCTTGACACTCTTCAACTTTACAGTTATTGTGATAGTTGGAAGAGCCGCTGAGAAGCGCGCTCAAAGGAAGCTAGATGCTTACTGCTCACAAGACGGTGAACAAAGTATCAAACTTGCTGTAGAATCAGATAAGAGCCTTGGCGGAAATGCCTTCGACGTTCGCGTTGTGGGGATGAACAACATCGGTTCACTTTCACTGAATGACCAAGAGTATCTGGCAGCGGAGTTTTCCGTTACAGTTTACGCATAAGGAGATTAAATTGGCTAAATTTGTTGTAACAGGCACACACGTAACCTTCAACGGTACAGACATCTCAGATGCTTGTGCCCGCGCCGAGCTAGTAATAAACGCCGCTGAAGTTGAGACTACAGACTTTGGGTCTGCGGGCTTTACAGAGCTTATTGGCGGAATCAAGTCAGGTTCGGTAGCACTAGACTTCCACAGCGACTATGGTGTTGGCGGAGTTTCTGAGCTATTCCAAGACCTAGTTGGAACTATTGGAGTTGTCACACTAAACCCTAGTGGGGCTGCTGCTTCAGCAACCAACCCTACGTACACTGCAAGCGTCTTGGTAACTAGCTTCACACCTATTTCTGGTGCTGTTGGCGACCTTGCTACGTTCTCAGTAAGCTTCCCTACATCGGGTGAAGTAACTTACGCAATCGTATAAGGACAACTAAATGAGAATTAACCTGCACATTCAGTTCGAAGATGAAACCGAGAAGGAAATCACAGCTAACGCTGGCGATTTAGTAGCTTTCGAGGACAAGTTCAATGTTAGCGTTACTAACTTAGGCGAGTCACCTCGCATGAGCTGGTTGCTCTACTTGGCTTGGCACAGCGAGCATCGCACGAAGTCAACCAAGTTGACATACGAAGACTGGTTAAACACAGTCGGAGAAATCGGGGCGAGCGACACTGACCCAAAATCCGAGGGCTAGGGGAATCCTCAGCCCATTGGCTAATGGCTTCTCTAGCTTGCGAAACAGGAATCAGCCCGAGAGAGCTAATGGCTTTAGATGACAGAATGCTTTGGACAATGCAAAGGTATCTGGTAGCTAGAAGCCTGCCTTCTAAGTAATAAGTGAGCCGTCCTTCGGGGCGGCTTTCTTACTACCTAAGGTACAATAGACATAAGGATTGGCGGTATCGTGGCTGTAAGAGGTATTCGTAGCGTAAGCACTAAGGTTGGCGGGACTACACAGAAGTTCGGTCAGTCCGAGATATTCATAACTGATTACAGAGACCTTATTACAGCCCTTAGAGGTCTAGAGGGCGAAGTCCTAAAAGAGTTCTTTAAAGGTGCCAAAGAGATTGCAAAGCCAGTGCAGGCCGGGATTAAAAAGTCTATCCCTCTTAGAGCGCCGCTAAGCAGGATGCGACCTGCCGCTGCAGGTATACCCGGAAGACTTACGTGGGGTACAGGCAAGCCTGCCCGCAGCGCAACCATTGTAGCCAACAGGCCACAGGCAGCGTTTAAAGGCAAGAGAATATCTATAGTAAAGATTGTTGTCAAGTCGCCAGCGACAATTATGGCAGACATGGCTGGCAAGTCACGTGCCTACGTAAACAAAAAGGCAATGACAGAGCCTTATGCCTACACACGCACCCTTAGAGGCAAGTTTGGCTCTATCCGGAAGCTTAGGACTGTTCGTCGGCACAAGATAAACGGACAAGGTAACGCTATGATTAACAAGTTGGGTGGTCAGCCTTCAAGGTTTGTTTACCCCGGTGCTGAAGCTGCATTTGACGGCTCTGTTAGAGAATTTGACAAGTACCTTGGCGACGCGATTATTACTGTAGAGCGAGAGACGAGATAACGATGGCTGGAACTAGAAATCTAACAGTTGCCCTCTCTACAGTATTTAACGATGCGGGTCTAAAAAGCGCTCAGAAGCAGCTTGAGGGCCTTGGCGGAAACATAAACAAGCTAAGCACTAAAGCGCTAAAGCTAGGTGCTGCCTTCGCTGCCTTTCAAGGTGGTCGCGCACTCGTAGACTTTGCTTCTAACTCTATTGAGCAAGCAAGAGACCTAACACGAAACATGAACGGTCTTCAGGCCGTATTCGGTGAGCTAACGCCACAGATGGTCGAGTTTACAGAGGGCGCTCACAAGATGGGACTCTCGCAGTCCGAGGCCGCTAAGTCTGTAACCTTTATCGGTTCGGTTCTAAAGCAGTCCGGCTTTGCCATTGGGGAAACCGCAGAACTTACCGAAAGGCTGATTGGCCTTGGTACTGACCTCTCTATAACATTCGGTTACGACGTCCAAGAAGCCCTAATGGGCATGACGGCTCTGTTCCGAGGCGAGTACGACCCGATTGAGAAGTTCGGTGTCGCCATGAAGCAGTCTGAGATTGACGCTGTAAAAGCAGCGCGTGGTCTTAGTCAGCTCACAGGTTCGGCAGAAAGACTTGCAGACCAGCAAATCCGCGTAGAGCTTTTGTTCCAGAGGTCAGCAGACGCTCAGGGAATGTACGCAAAGTCAAGCGACACTTTGTTCTTTGCACAACAGAACCTAGAAGCAGCTTTCAAGAACCTGCAGTCAACCGCAGGACTAGCTCTAACCCCTGCCTTTACAAACCTGACCTTGGCTATGATTCCGATAGTCGAGAAGCTGACTCCTGCAATGGCTCAGATAATGCAGTCAATCGTGCCA